AGAAAATCAAGATAAAATAGAAGAATTAAATCAAAATATAGAAATTAAAAGTGACGAAATAAATACTAATGAAAATAAAGATATTAATAATAATACAATAAATACTGATGAAGAAAGTAGAATTTTAGAAGAAAATAAGATAGATGTAGATAATTCTAAGCAACAAAGTAATCAAGAAATATCCGAAATAAATGAAGAATCACAAAATAAAATCATAGAAACTCTTATACAAGAAGATAATATACAAACAAATGAAGAACATGATCATGAAAAATTAAAAGTCATACAAAATAATAACGTAGAAAAAGAAAATAATATAATCAAAAATGAAGATACTATAGAAAGTACAATTGATATAAATAATACAAAAAATTTAGATCAATTAATTATAAATGATTTATCAGAAGTTCAAGAAGATTCCCTTCCTAAAGATAAAAAAGGTAAAAAAAATAAAGTTAAAAATAAAAATACTTTTCAAGAATTAGAAAAAGTTTCAATTGAAAAGTTTTAAATTTTTTTAAATAAATTATTAAATAGTTGATTATAATAATTTAAAAAAACAAAAATAAAAACAAAAATAAAAATAAAAATTTCTGTTTCATTATTATAAGAATGTCTGATTATGATTCTATGATATTTTCTAATAAGCAATTTTTTCCTTATTTGATTCTACTGGTTATTTTATTTGCTTCTTCTATTTTGTTAGCAGAAAAATGTCAAAAAAGTATTGTATGTCAAATATTATTTTTGTCATCAAATTTATACCTGATTACACTAATTGTGTATTCTATTTATTATACAGTTAAAAATAGAATGAAGAAAGAAGATAAAGTTTTTCGTTATGTAAGTGATAGTCTTTTGTTAGTTATTGTTTTAGTCACATTTATTATGTTATCTATGAATGCTTATGAAAAGTAATTATTCCATTTCTACCTTTGGTGCTAGTGCAAGTTTTAAACAACCCAAAGAACCAACTGTAAATTTAATTACAATAGGGAAATTATTTTTCATATACATTTCAATAGAATTACATAAGTTAGTACATTTTGCAAATAATGTCAAATGTTTTAAATTATAATATCCTTGAATAATATTATCTTCATCACTAGATTTTACAAAAGTAAGACCATTAGATGTTTCGCCAATAATTGTTTCTTGAGAAGCAAATTCACCTTTACATGAAAAAATTAATTGACTTCCCACACTCTTAATTTCAATAATATCGGATAAATTAATCATATCACGACAAATTTTATTAAATTCATTACTAGGCATGGTAATAATTGACTCAAATTGCGCAGGGGGAATTTGATAAGATGTTTCATCTACTTCAATTAAATTTAAATAATAATTGGATAAACTGTTCTTTTCGCCATTTTCAATACGAATTCCTAATAAGTTTGTATTTTCAGCATCAATAAATAATGTCAATGCGTCATTATTTGTTAATACACGAATTAATTTAAAAAAGTTTAGCATATTAATACCAATACAAATTTTATGTTTACAAAAATAAGATTCAAAGTTATCTTTTTCTAGTTTTAAATGAACTAAAATAGTTTGCGTAGGGTCCATTGTGACAATTTTCATTGCATCCTCAGAAAATTCAATATTTGCATCTGTCAAAATTTCTTTCAATGCTTCCGTCATTGTCTTAAATGCACCCGTCTGCACGGTTTTTAATTCCATAATTTTTTCACCCATGATTTCGTTTATATATTTTATAGTAATAAGAAATCTTTAAGTAGTGAAATTTTGTAAATTAAACGAAATAAAATAATTAATTATGAAAATTAATTATAAAAATATATAAAATTATAAAAAAAAATAAATTATGAAATAGAAGGTCATAAATTAGATGTAAAACTCAATATCTTTATCTTCATTTTGAATAAGTTCTAATTTCATTTTATGATTGGTGATAAATAAACGATAGAAATCTATGAATTGTTTGATATCAATAAGTATAGATTCCATATATTCTTTATCATACAAACATTCAATTATATTGATATCTACTTTCTTTTCTTTTTTTAATGCTTCAACTAAGTGTCCTTTAGAAGCTTCAAAAATATGTAGATAACACATTAATTGAACTTTTTCATAAGATCGTAATTCATGAAATAAACGTTTCATACGATTTTTAATTTCAATAATTGTTCCATCTTCTACATTGATACCATCTATTTTACCACCCAGTATAATTTTATAGTCTTTACAATCATAAATTTGCTTTGTTTTATATTTATCATCTTTTACTATATTTGTATGGGTACAATTTTGATATACGTTTAACACATTTGTTTCATTTTTAATTCCAAAATTTGTATTTGATACATTTAAGATAGAATCAGTGATTTTCTTTTGATCTTCTTTTGATAAATCTTTAACTTTTTCTAGTATTTTTTCTTTTTTTTGAGTTAAATCTTCAATATTTTTAGACTGAATACATTTGGTTAATTCACTTTGAACATTAATATTATTTTTCTTAGAAATTTCCTGAATTTTTTCAAATTCATTTTTAATTTGAAACTTTGTTAGTTCACAATAGGTTTTAAAATCCTCAGGATCTGTTTTTTTCCAAAATTGAAGTAAAAAATCTCGCTTTTTTTGATAAATATTATCTCCAGTAATAATGGATATATAACTAATACTAATTGTATATTTAGTAGGTTTACTCATTTTTATGATATGTTATTGTATAATAATGATAATAAATATTTATCAGTATTTTAACGATTTAAAAATCATTTTTTTAAAATATAATAAAAAATAAATAATAAAAAAATAAATAATAAAATATCTATGGAGCTTTTATTTTAACATTCGCTTTCTTCTATAAAATCTAAAATAGATAATTTAATAATATCATGGTAAAATTTCTTTAATAAATTATTAATAAATGCATAAGCATCTTCAATTTGTTTAATTAAAAATCCGCCTGTAATAATGATGGAACCACTTTTAAAAATAGATATGGTAATTTTCTTACATTGTCCTTCTCCTTTTCCATTTCCTTTTCCTTTGCATTTATCTGAACAATTGCATATACCAAGTTGTTCCTTGTATTTTTCATTCCAAAAAAATCCAATAATTAATCCCCTATATTTTTCCGGATTAAATTTAATAAATAAATTATCTTCTAAATTATTTAAAATATCCAATAATTTATTCAGATCAATTTTAAATTTTGTATTAAAATCGCTATTAATCATAGTAATTCTATATCCTATAATTTTAGATTCATCAATGAAAGAAGAATCAGTATTTGGAAAAATTTCCTTGTGTTTTTTCATTTCATTCAGTAATACACTACATGAATTAAAACCATCAAGTTCTCCTTTTGAACCAGTTAACGTAATATTTCCATTATTAAATAATTTTATATTTACACATTTAACATCTAAAGACGGTTTTACAATAATAGAACAACTATTATAAAAATCACCATTATCTTTTTTATTTTTTTGTCTTCCTTGTTTTTTTAAAGAATTTGTTTCAAGTAAATGTAAATTATTAAACATTAATAAACAATCTTCTTGATTAGTTGGATCAATAATATTTCCAAAAAATTTTACATAAGGTTTTTTATATTTTTTTAAATAACTTTCATCAAATCGTAAAATAATATTTTCAATACTAATTCCACGTATTAAATAGTTCAGATCTTTTTTAAAAATGATATTTGAAATAATATTATGGCTGATAAAGGAGACTATTTTTGATAAATCCAAGCAAGATATATTTTCCATTTTACACATTGCTGATCGTGTAGAAACAATAAATGGAGTTGGTATAGGTATTTTTGATTGTTCTTTATTGTTAAAAAAATTTATATAATTTATCATTGCTTGATCTAGATCTGAAACATCATCATTATTAGAATCATCATTTATTTTGCTTAATAAATGATCAGTAGTTATTGATGTATCTTCTTTTATTTTTGAAGTTGTATCTTCATTTACTTTTGAAATTGGTTTAGTTGTTTTTTTTGTAAAAGAAACTGATTTTTCATCTATTGTGGACGTTTCTTTAAATTCAATATTCATTATGCATTCTAGTAGTAAATGAACCATTTTTTTTAAATAGAAAATGTATCATATTTTTTATTTTTGTTAATAAAAAGAAAAAATAGTTAATAAAATTCATTTCTAGCATTTGCCAAAAATTGTTTTTCACTTTTGCTTACTTGTATCTCTTTTTTTTTATTAATACATTTTGCTCTTCCATATCCAGGCAAACAATCAAATCCATCTATATAAGCAAATACATCATTTTCATCAATGCCTAATATAGTCGCACATTCATCTCGGAAATTTGAATTCATAAGTTCACAATTCGTATATTCATTATAATCAAGATTATTGAATGCTGGTGTAATTTTTGAAACATCGCTTAAATAATTATAACTACATAAACCACGTGCTTTATTATAATCTGGGTCACCATTGGAATTATAACAATCCCCAAATTGATCATATAATATTTTTTTAGATCCAATGCTATTTATGTTATATCCTTGACCTCTAAGATCTTTATCTGTAGGTTGATAAACACGACATGCTTCGTTAAAATTAATTGATTTATCTAAGCATGGAGTTGCACTAATTATGTTTTCATACTCAACAGAATTAAAATTATTTAAAGCACACACTACTTTTACCTTACCTTCATCATCTCCAGTGCAGTTTTCAATTGTTTTTACACCATAATTATAAGCTCCACTATGGCGAACACTACAAACTTTCCCTACATCTGCTTTATCAATACATGAATCACTCGTGGTTCCACTTAATGGTACATTACTCGTATTATCACTACTACTACCAGTATCCGTAATAGTACTACCAACATTACTCCATTCTCCTGCACCAGTTCCACTAGCTGGAGCAGTATAAACTGCTTTGTTTGACGGTGCTGTTGATTTAGCAAAAGGATGACATATATCATCATAATAATTACCATACTCTCCTTTGGACGTCTTGCAGATACCAGAATTAAAATATTCAAAAAAAGTGAGTAAATCATTTAAAAACCAGAAAGCAATGATTAATACAATAATTATAATTAATATATAATTCATTATAATTAAGGTAGATATTTTATTTCATAAAAGATAATAAAATGTTTTTATTTAATAAAAATAGAAAAAATAATCCTTCATGTATTTTAATTCATATTCCAAGAATCATTATTGAAAGCAGTGATATCATCTGTTTCTAAACGATTGGATGCTTGGAAATTACTCTTTAAATCACAGAAATTCTTTTCTTTATCACATACATCATCTTTTAATTTTACAACATCTCCTTTTGGTTTTATACCATAGCAATTAGCACCAAATTTTAATTCCGGATTAGCGAAAAATCCACCATTTAAACCAGGTTTTCCGCAAAACTGATCAGAATTTTCTAAAAAGTCTCCTTCTTTATGTTCTCCGCCCATAAGATGACTCATTTTTGCCTTATTTTTTTCTTTTAATGATTGATGATAACATTTTTGTGAAGGATAATATGCGTTTTGTCCTTCCGTCCATCCATAAGAACACCAATTTGCCCCCTTGTTATAGGCCTGTTTTATTTCGTTTGTAGTAGCTAATCGAGCTCCATAGGAACTACACTTGCAGCGACTTTGATCATAAGTATAATCTTGATTTCCAATATGAAAAACTTCTTTTTTTCCTAATAATTCAGATAGTTCAGACGGATTTTTTTCCTTTAATACTACTGGTTTACTGATAACTGGGGTATCTCTTTTAGGAGGTGGGGAATAGGGTACTTTATCCATTAAACATACATTACTGTCATTAAAATCAAATAAATAGGCAAAGAAATCTTTCTTTTTATAACAACTTGTTTGATAATATTTAATCAAGCATAATATGACATAAATGATAATTAAAATGATTAAAATAATGAATAAGACTAATAAAAATTTACCTATTGAAAATGAAGAGTTGGAAAGACTATTATTAGAAGATGATTTATTTTCAAAAAAACTTTTATTAAAATTTTTTCTATCCATATATTATTTATATATTTTTTATTTTATTGAATTCTTTTTATTTTATTGAAATCTTTTTAATTTATTAAAAATCTTTTTCGTTCATAATAATTTATGTTTCATGTTTTTTCTTATAAACATAAATATAACCATTATTTTCAATATTATTTTTTTGCTTGGAAAGATCAATTTCAGAAATAGAACCATCATTAATCTCCATCCATTGATTATTTTTCAATACAATAGAATAATAATGTCCAAAATTTAAATTACCCACGTGACATCCTACGCTTACTAAATCATAAATACATTCAAAGCTATCATATCCTAGACAATATTTAGTCATATTTAAATCATTCAATGGAATTTCAATAGTTTGATTAATTTTACGGTAATTATCGTTATATTTTTTCACCACAATAATCAAATATTTAGGAGCATTAATTAGTTTAATTTGTCGTGATGCTTCATATTTTCGCTTTGTTTTATCATCAATATAAGGTTCTTCTAAATTTTCATTCACAAAAAAATGATCTAACATATCATAGATTGATTCTCCATGTAAAGATAATGTCAACATATTAAAACATTCGAACGTCTTCGATAAAACTTTATTATTTTTTTTATGAAATACCATATTTACAAACATTCCATGAAAAAGATCAATAACAATAGAATATTTATTATGTAACGTTTTTTTAAAATATTTAATGGATTCTACCATAATTTTATCATGTTCATTTTCAATAACTCCCTTATAATTCATTTCAATTTCATAGGAAACCCCATCATTCAATAAATCCAATAATAAAATCATAATTTCTTGAGTATCTTGTTGCCCAAATCCCGAAAATGTATCATCAATTTTTTGGACATGTTGGTGAAAGTGTGACGGATCTATAACTTTTTGCTTTGAATTTAACATTTCTTTCACTAATTCAGCATAGTAATAGGTAATATTAATGTCTTTTGTTTTCTTTAATTTTTTTT